ATTGAGTAGTTTGTCCACGTCCCTGACCTTCGAGGGCGAGAGATTGGGCTTGGCTGTTCTTTACAATTGAATCAATCTGGCCGGTGTATTGTGCCTCTTGCTGTTTCAAATTATCAATACCAGTCTGTTTATCAAGTTTGGCTTGAATATCTACCGCTGATGGTTGCTTTGTATTGTTCAAATCAGCCATCATCTTAGTAAATCTATCCTGACTACTCGTCAAAGCGTCTTGGGTGACTTGGTCTACTGTAAAACCACCACTACTGTCGGCTTTTAGTCCGGTAGTTGGGTTAGAAAGAGCGGCATTTAGGGAAGTGATGTCCGGTGTGCCTGTTGGCATTACTGGTGACGGTAGTTTAATTGGTGAAGTAGGCGCGATGGTACTTGGGGTAATGACGTTTGTCGGAGCTGTGGGCGTTTTATTTGATGAACTGCCACTACTTTTACCATAGGTAGTTAATCCAGCACTGGCACTCGAAAGACCACTCGAAAGACTAGCTTTTTGTGAGGCAGAAGCGTTATTGATAGCACTAGCATTTTTAGTGATTGAATCCTTTATGCCTTGTACTGTCTTTGTGAGTGAAGCCGCTTTTGAGGCTGTGAGTGTTGCCATAGAGTTATATTAAATACATTATACCATGTGAATCATGTCTGAGTTCCGACAATTGTAAAAGTTGGTGTTGTTGCGCTCGCTACGGTACATACTTTTAATTTTCCGCCAACACATACCAAATCTCCTATTGCCCCAACTGTAGGATTAGCCGCGAGTGTAGGAACTTGTATTCGAGTCTTGAAACGTGAATACTTTGGGAAGTCTTGTACGGCCGTAAAGTTATTGGCGTACATTTCATTGGTTAGGTCGTTTAGGTCTGCGCGTAGCTTATCTATCTGGGCTTGTATATCGTTTGGCATATTAGTTTGGAGTATCATTAACGCGTGCTTTTGCTCTCATTCCAGTAATTTCTGCACCACCTGTACTTTCAAGTCTAAACTCATATTCGTTCCCAGACGCAAAGGCTGCTCCGGTTGCTTCGATATTCATAAAGGTCCGAGATACCCCACCAACTGTGCTGTAGGTTCCAATCGTAGTCCAAGAGGTCGCTCCGTCTACTCGGTACTTAGCCGTGATAGTTTCCCCCGTAGCGAGCTTGCGGAACATTACCTTTACTGCTTGCAATGTTTTGTCTTTGTCTTCCTCATCAAAGTTGAATATCTGCGATTCATAGACGCTAGTAAACGCATAAGTAGCAGCATCGTTAGTCTTATCAATACTCCCATCGTTGCTATGTGTTATAAAGAAATAATTTCCCGCCGTTCCAAACGCTTGAATCCCATTAGTGTTGATGTTTTCATCTATGATGTCTAGAGAGAGTGCAAACGGGTAGTTGACGTTCTTACGACCAAACGACCAAATACCCTCGTTGTATGTCGTTCCAGCACTGTTGGTCATTATCTTAGCTGCCCAGAATAGGCGGTTATTTTTAACTGACTTTGATAGGGGGATACTTTTCCCAGTAAGGGCTTGAGTAAACACCTCCTTTACCACTTGGGGAATACCACCTGAATACACTTGAATAATCATTGAACCACGTCCAGCTCCAGTTGAGTTATTAAGATAGCGGTCTGTAATCCCTACAATCATACCCTCGATAGTCTCTAGGACACGTAATTCACCCTCTCCCCAGTCAATAGACTCTTGAACGTCTGTACTTGTACCGTCCCATAGAAAAACCTTGCTAACGCCGTTATACGTTGAAATAGGGGCACAGCCGATAGCGATGTACTTACCAAAAGCAGTTAATGAGGTTATTTTGTAGTTTGAAGGTAGAACTAGGTAGCCGTCGCTAAAAGTGGTAGCGTCAGTCGCTCTCCAGATACGATTATTGTATGGCAAATAAAGATAGTCGTTAAATACTAGCCCTTGTGCTACTGAGGTAATCGTTGTGGTTGAACTAGCACTGTTAGTTATACTTGGTGTGCCTGAGAGAAGTCCCCATTTGAAAATCTGTGTAGTTCCTTGGAACCCCCAGAGGTAATCTTTATATTCTATTAAACAACCATTCTGTACTGCTCCGTTACCCTCCGAGGAGGCGTCTAGTGTCCAATTACCTACGGTTGCGTCGGCTTTAGATACAATTTTGGTAAATCCTGAACCAGTTTGCCCCAATCCATAGAGTTTAGCGCTTGCACTTGCAAACACGTAATCTTTTACTACATATTGTTTCATTCCTGTACTGGTGGAACCATCGTTAGTATCTGTTTCTAGGGAACGATAGGGTGTAAGACGGGTAGGGTTACTGAATACATCAAAATGCTTAGCCGTTTGAAATTTAGTGGCATTTGCTTCTCGTGGGTCATCACTGATACCCCCTGAGAAGTTTGGTAGTTTTATTTCAGATATTTTGGACATAATTAGCTAGTGTATTCTATCCAATTTACTAAGGTGCACCCTGACGAAACCGAAGACATTTTATAATAGTAGTTATTTGGTACAACGAAAAATACTTGACCGTATTGAGTTATGCTACCGTTAGAAAAGCCAAATACACTAGAACCAACAGTTATATTTGGAGTTGCTGTTACACCTATGATTGCATCAGCTCCCCCTGAGTTTCCGGTACTCACATTCACGGAAATTGTAACGGCTACTGTAATTGCTTTACCTGACGTATTTTGATATACAGTACCAATGAAACGAGAGGGAACCGTTACGTTTGCATTTGCTCCGCGCGCATCAACATAAGCCCTAATTGCCTTTTGCGAGGCGATTTTACTATCACTGTTTGCAGTGAGTGCTGTATCAGTATCAATAACACTTGTCTCAATTTTGTCTGTGTTTAGTGCCGCCATATTGGCATTAAGCACTGTACGTGAACTCGTTATTGTATCAGACCCTAAAATCGTGGTTAAAGTTGACATTTTAGCTTGGTCTTACAGTATTAGTAATAGAAGTCGAAGGTTTTGCTGGATTGGTAAACAGTGAGCCAGTTGCGTCCCATGTTCTAGTCTCACTAGCCCAAGTTGTAGTGATAGTGTCCCATAATTCAGCAAAAGATACCTTGGTGATATTTGCTAGTGTTGTAGTAGGTTTTGAGGTGTTAACGAGTGCCATATATTAACGATTATCTTCTACACGTGCTGTCATTCGACGCTTTTGGTCGTTGTTTCGTCCAGCAAAATACGTCATCATCTTTTTATCTTCCAATTGTTTCTCTACACTAATAGCCTGTATGTTCGCTGACCCAATTCCTGCGAGAAGTGCGTCGTATACTGCTGCAATAATGAATCCTCGGTGCAATAAAGGAGCCACACCTGGGGATTTTGTAGTATCAGAGGCAGTAAAGTAAGAACCGGTGCGCTGAAAGTAGAATTTTAACCCCGCTGTCACACTCGTCAGTGGTTTTGGGTATAATCGAATGATATTATCGGCGATTTTATCGTATTGAATGACTTTTCCGGCTGGGATAAGTGCTTCGTCGAGAGCTTCTTCAATTTGTGATTGGTCAATTACTTCTAACTGGCGATATTTACCGTCTGCATCGAGAATATCAATGCGGGTGAGCGTAAGAATTGAGTTCCCTTGCTCGTCTGTAAGGAATGAGTAGTCTGATTGATTTGCTACGAGATTAGTTGTACCGATAGGGAGTTTAGTATGGTTGGTATCATCCCATTGGAAGAGCTTATCTGCACCAATTGCATACCCTGTAACTGTATCCAGGTAGTTATTAACTGAGTTTACAATTCTACTCGTCGGGTACTGCGCAGAATCAACCCGTAACATGTCACGTACTTGTTGGACAATACCAGTGTTATTTGCTGATTCTGAAAATGCAATACTCATAATAGATTATTTCCAAAGGATAGTTATATCTGCGGTACCTCCAATTGTTGCAAAGAGTCCAGTATAGAAACTAATCCCTTGGGGGAACATGATTACCTGAGAACCGGATGGAAATGTGTAGGTGTTTTGAATTACTGTGCTTGTAGCAGTAAGTGAGTCCCAGAGTTTAAGTGTCCCTGATGTATGAGAGTTAACAATCACTCCGTAAAGAGTACCGGCTCCGGCTTTAATCTGCGCTGACGCTGATAAGTTTGTATATTTTGAATTATCCATATTATTTTTAATTACTATATCCAAACTCCCATAATTGAGAGTCTGAGATAGTCATTAAGACGTTGCGAATGGAGTAGCTACTACACCAGTGCCCTGTACGAATCCTTCTACCATCCAACGTGTAGATGAAAGGCAAGTAAATCGTAGTTTAGTACCAAGTACTGCACCTGTAGTTGTACCGTTCATAGATACTGAAATGTGGGTTGAGCCGTTTCCGATAAAACCTACAGTCACGTTAGACGAGTCAGTGTCGATACTTACAAGACTACCGATAAGTAGTTCTGTTCCTGCTGCGGTGATAACTTTGGCTGCGTTACTTGTGATAGTTGTAGTAACAATAAAGTCAAAGTGAATACCTGGCTTTGCTGTTGGCAACGTATACACAATTCCGGCAGCGCGGTCAAAGAGGGCAACACTACCACTTTCATTCTCATTAAGAGAACGAGTGGCACCTTGTCCTGAAATGACGTTCTTCTTTGCGCGTACCTTGTCTAAGACAAGGTCAGTTCCTCGTAATTGCATAGATTTGTAATTAGTTTATTAAGCCTCCATCAATTTATTGCTATATGTGAGTTTCGTATTCTCATCCTCTGCACCACGTAAGAAGTTAATGTAACTTGGTTCTGTAGCGAGTCGAGTGAGGTTACTCAGCATCTTTGCTTTCTTTGTCGCCCACTTCTTAGGGTTCTTATATGCATACCCATTGAGAGTCTTTGCATACTCAGCCTGTGCTTCGTTCACCCATGTCTTACCTGCTCCTGGAGTTACCACTAAAGGTAAGTCCTGAGGCTTAATGATAAGAGGTTCACTGACTTCAAAATCATATTCTGACGATACCGGAGTAACGTCTACTTCAACCGTTTCTGGGGTAGCAATAACTACTGGAGTTTCTACCTTCTTTTCTGTTTTCTTTTCTGCCATATATGTCGATTTAATTACACCTTATGAGGTACGTTGGGGGCACGACGGAACCCCCAAAGCACCCCACAAGGGGGTACTTTAATAAAAGTTATGCGATTGTGATGTCGATGACCAAAGAAGCCTTCTGTGCCCAGAGCTTGAAACCTACAAGTCCGAAAACTACGATTTCAGCACCAGTCTTCAAAGTTACTTCCTTTTCCTTGTATACGATTCCACGAGGTGAAGCATAAGTTGCTGAACCCTTGATACCGAATACGCGGTGACCTGCGTTAGTTACAGTCGTAGTTCCAAGTGTCGCGTCTACGAATGTACCTGTACGAACTACATACACTTCTACTCCCATCCATTCATTCATGAATCCGTTTCGGAGTACTGCGTCAGCCATTGAGAAGCCGTTAGTAGCTCCTGCAATCATAAAGCCTACGAGGTCAGTGTTCTCGATTACGAGGAACAGACCACGGTATACATCCTGGAATCCACCAACCTTTGAAACAAGGTTAGCCATGATTTCATTAATGTTTGCAGCAGTAGTGAATCCACCTGCTGGTGTAGTGTATGTACCAGTTCCATCTTCACAGAGGTTATTAAGTACGAACTTGTCGATACCAAACGCAACGGCGTACATGATGTTATCAATACGTGAAGCTGCGATGTCGAATACTGCGAAGAACTCTTCGTGAGCAAACACGTGTTCTGAGTAAATGACTTCGTCTGTTACGGTAAGGGCATCATCAGTCACTGTCCATGCTGAAACGGTATAAGTACCGGCTACTGCCTGAATAGTTGCTGTTGGCTGTGAACCGTAAGGGTTCTGAATTCGTTTAAGGTCTGAGTTGTTTACGTCGCAAATCTTTTCGCAGATGAGGGCATTGCGGAGTACAATGTCGTATTGTGACTTAAAGTACTTATCGCGGTTACCGTATGTGGACATTGTTCCCATAAAGGATTGTGGTTCTGTTTAATGAACCGTTTGGATTAATTAAATAATCCGTCGTGTCTACTTGCGTCGCCCACCACGTCG